AAAGAGTGCGAGCAATACTTCCACCAGTGGAGTGAGCGCATGGCCGACAGTAGCGGTCACGGCAACTTCTACGACATGCAAGCTCTAGTCGCACGCACACGCAAAGTCGATGGAGAGTGTTTTACTCATACAGTTATCGGGGGTGATCAAACTCTAAGCATTGAAATCATTGACGCTGACCGCATCAGTAACCCGAACTACCAGCAAGACAGCCAGTCTATGCGAGGTGGTGTTGTTGTTGACCAGAAGATGCTTCCAGTTGGTTATTGGGTCACGACAAGCGAAGGCAGCGACGATCCATTCAATACATCAGTCAAGCATACGTTCATACCAGCAGCAGATGGTGACCTGTCTGTCATGCAGCACCACTACCGCAAGCTCCGTCCGGCGCAATCACGTGGATACCCGGACAATGCTTCGGCAGCACAATACTTGGATCACTTACACCAGTATCTAAAGGCTGAAATCATTGGAGCGCGTGCTAGTGCTAATTACGCGATGTTCATCAAGAAGGCAGTCAACGCTAGCGATGCAGAGATCATGCCTGTCATTGATTCGATGGGCGGCCAGACAGAGACGGTCTACCACGAACGCTTAGAAGCCGGAACTATCGCTTACCTGAACGAAGGCGAAGAACCCGTGGCGTTCAACCCGAACCGACCGGGTGCAGCCGATAGCTTCGTGGTCCGTATGCTGCGTGCGATTGCGGCAAGCAACGGAATGTCATACGAGCGCATGACGCGTGACTATGGTGGTATGAACTATTCCAGCATGCGTGGCTTGCTGAAAGAAGAGCAACGTGGCTTCGACCGGGACCGCGCACTATTGACGCGTCAGTTCTGTTCGCCAGTGTGGCGCAATGTCATCCGTCATGGTGTGCAGACTGGTAAGATCCAAGCTCCGCGCACATACATTGATGATACTGACAAGTGGCTAGAAGTGCATTGGATACCGCCTGCGATAGGTTGGGTAGATCCGCATAAGGAAATACAAGCCGCGAAAGAGGCTATAGATGCCAATCTAAGCACACCTTGGCATGAGGCCGGTCGTGCAGGTTTGGATCCGATTGAAGTGCTAGAGCGCAAAGCTGATTACTTCAATCAAGCAATCGAGATCGAGAAACAACGAGGTCTCTTGCCTGGAACGCTCACTGGTGCAGTTGTCAGTAAAGAGGATGCAGAAACCGGAGAGGGACAATCGGGTTCTGAGATAAGAGAAGCAGATGATACTGCACCAGTGTCTATGTCTGCGAAAGAAGCGTTAGACGCAATCGGTGTAGCTATCCGTGGTGGTATGTTAAGCCCACAAGTCATCGACGAAGCAGCAGTTCGCGAGATGCTTGGACTGCCACCAATGACTCCTGCTGTTCAAGAGCAATGGAAGGAAGAGCCAGTCCGTCGCCCAATTACGATCACGCAACCTAAAGAAGAAGCAGTCAGCAGCGATAGTGACGAAGTTCCAGCCGAGCCGCGTGATGATGATGAAGCTACGCAAGAGCTAGAAGCTGAAGGTTACGACACTGCAACCTTAGCGATGTATCAGCCACCATCTGGCGCACGTGGTAACGCACAGAAAGTGTTGGACTGGAAAAAGGAACACGGCAGTGAAGTCAAAGGAATGACATCTGTTGGTTGGGGTCGTGCGCGACAACTAGCATCGGGGGACCCGATCAGCGAACAGACCGTGAAGAAGATGGCTTCGTTCAACCGGCACCGCAAGAACGCCGAAGTCGCGCCGGAATTGAAAGGAACGCCGTGGAAAGACGCTGGTTACGTCGCGTGGCTCGGTTGGGGTGGCACGACAGGTATCAATTGGGCACTCCGCATCAGCGAAGGCTTACGAGGTTAGACATGGCTAAGAAGAAGAAGCAGAAGCCGAAAGGCTACAAGAGGGTCGAATCATGAACTACATCGACATCCCGTCTGGAGCTTGCCACATTCAACTGGCTGAAGACGCTCTTGAAGTAAGTGAGCCGCAAGCCGAAGGCAAGAAGCCAAGGTTTCGCATGCGTGTCAATAGCGGCATTCCAATGTCACATCCGTATTTCCAGACGCTCGGTGTCGCGTTGGATGGCATTGAATGGCAAAGCAAGCACATCCCAGCGTTGCTAGACCATGATACTTCTCGACGAGTCGGTTATACGACCAAGCTATACGTCGATGAAGAAGAAGGGTTGATAGCAGAAGGCGTGTTGCTGTCTAACGAAGATGCTGCACAGTTGCGGCAAGACAGTCAAGATGGCTTCCCATGGCAAGCATCGTGCTATTTGGCTGCGTCTAACGTGACGCAACTAGCAGACGGTGAAAAGCTAGATGTGAATGGGCACGAAGTAGTCGGGCCAGCGGCGATCTTTAACGAAGCCAGCTTGCGTGAAGTGACATTCTGCGCCCTCGGCCAAGACCCTAATACAAGCTCGGATGCAACGTTGGACGATGGAGTGTCAACGGTTCGAGCAAAGTTGTCAGTGATTGAGAGTTCGACCATGAACGATATTGAAGAACCGACCGCGCCACAGTCTGCGCCCGTGGTCGATGTTGAAGCCGTGCGGCTAGAAGCACAGCAAGCTGAAAGCAGTCGCGTTAGTTACATCCTAGAACTGGCTGCTGATTCACAAGTAGAATTGGCTCGACAGTTGATCAAGGAAGGCACTACAGAGCGAGAGTCTGCTCTGCGTCTATCGAAAGATCAGCGTGACCGCGATGCTGAAGCAGCACCGACACTGGCAGCTAGCGAAGCAACGCAACCGCTATCAGCTAATGAAGCAGTGCTTGCTCAAGGTGATGACTTCACTGATGACGAGCAAGGTTGGAAGGCGCAATGGCAACAAGATGCTGCATTGCGTGCAGAGTTTGATGGAAAAGAATCTATCTGGCTTTCGTTTAACAAGAACAAGCATCTTTGCCGTAGCTACGGCACGCACAACGAGGAAATCAAATGACAGGTCAATATAGCGGTTTAAGCCTACGCTCGATCCAAGGGCAATACTTTTGGGCATTGGAAGAAACGACAGCAGCATCATGGGTCGGCGACATCGCCAACTCTTACGCTACTGATCAACCATACGAGATCTACAAGTGGCTCGGTGGTGCCCCAGCAATGAACGCATGGCGTGGTGAGCGCGTGCGTAGTTCACTCGGCGACTACGACCTGTCTGTTGTCAGTGACAAGTTCCAGTCTACGTTGTCATTCGACGTAGATGACATGCGTCGTGACAAGACCGGCCAAATCATGCAACGAGTTGCAGAGATGGGCCAGAAGGCGGCGACGTTGCCACAGCGTCTCTACACGACGTTGATCGAAAGCAACCCGACTGCATACGATGGAGCTTCGTTCTATGCTAATTCTCATAACGTCGGCACTGTTGATAACTTGCTTGCCCCTAGTGCAAGTTCGACTTCAGCACCGACTAGTGCAGAAATGCAAACGGCGATCTTAGCCGCGATCCAAGCTATCGTTGGCTTCAAGGATGAGACGGGTGATCCTGTTAATGAGTTTGCTACGTCGTTCATGGTCATGGTGCCAACGAACATGTATCAAGCATTGACGGCAGCGTTGAAGGACACATTCACTTCTGCAGGAGTCAGCAATACGTTGATCGCCGCGCAAGGCATGGGTCTCTCCATTCGCCCGATTGTCAACCCACGTTTGACGTCAACAACGACGTTCTACACGTTCCGCACCGATGCGCCTGTCAAGGCTTGCATCTGGCAAGAAGAGTCGCTGCAAAGCGGCGAAGCATTCAAGTCGCTGGGATTGGACAGCGATAACGCGTTCTGGCGAGACGAAGTTAGCTTCGGTGCCAAGCGCATTGCTCAAGCGGCGATGGGTCGTTACGAGTTGGCAACTAAGTCTGTCTTCGCATAAGGAGAAATGAACAATGGCAAATCTAACTGCTAACGCTGGACGCAGCTATCACGGCACACCGACCTACGTGAACTTTGATGTTGGTGCGAACCTAGAAGTTTTCGCTGGTCAGGCGATGATCGCTGGTGCGAATGGTGTAGTCAACTTGACTACTGGTGGTGAGTTCGTCGGCTTCGCTGATGAATACGTCAACAACTTGACGAATGTAGAGCCACTGCTCGGTGCGAACCGTGCAGATACAGCGAAGATGGCTGTCGCTGGCTATGCCTGGATCACTGTCAACAAGGGTTCTACCTTTGTATTCGGTGATGTTGGTGCAGCGGTCTACGCGAATGATGGAAACACGTTTGACCTAGCTGATGCTGGTTCAGATGTAGCTATCGGCAAACTCGTTCAAGTTGACGCTGTTGTCGCTGCTGGATCTACCAGTGGTGAGGTTCTCGTGCAATTCGGATTAGGAGTGATCTAAGTTATGGCTGACTTGACTATGAACAGCGATCGTGAGTATCGCGGTGAAACAACTAAAGGTCGTGCATCTGTCGGTGCGAACGTTCGTGTGTTCGTAGGTCAAGCCATGATGGCCGGGTCTGGAGGCATCGTTAATGTGACGACCGGATCCGGCAATGATTTCGTCGGTTTCGCTGCTGAGTCAGTTGATAACCGCACGAACGCCGTTCCTCACGGTGGTGCGGCAGGTGCTACATCTGCCAATCTACACGTCGAAGGCACTGTCAAGTTGATGGTCAATCATGCATCCGGTTGGGGGCATGATGATGTTGGTTTGACTGTGCATGCTACGGATGGAAACACGTTCACCACGACCGTCAGCACGCATGTGAAAGTCGGCAAGGTGATCAACGTCTTGACGAATCTTGGCGGCGAGGATGACCCGGTGACCGATGCAGAAGTTTTGGTCTACTTCAACACAGCACTGACAGCACTATTGATTGTCTAATGCGATATGAAGTGAGAGGGTTCGATCAAGCAGTGCTTGGCGTTATTGAAACCGATGACGCAATGGCATTGATGCAAGCATTGCAACGCATGCAATGCTCTATCGAACCATGCAATACGTGCCTTGAACGTCCAGTAACGGATGTTCTGGGCACGCCCCCTGTTCAGGTGCATAGGGTCGCAACTAACAACCGCAAGAAGCAACGACGCAAGGGGAGTCGCGTTGACGTTACGTGAAACTATCGCACGCCATGCAGCGAACGTATTGAACCGAACCGATCACTTCGGTGAAGTTGTCACGTACACGCCTGTCGGCGGCACACCTGTGAGCGTTCAAGTCGTAGTAGACCGGCGTGACATTGAATCAACCGAGCCAACGACCAGGGTCGGTCGCCTCAGTGCTTACGTGTTCGTTCCCAAAAGCAAACTAGCAAGCTACCCGAATCCTGGCGACAGCATAACGCTGGCCTTGACGATGGGTGCTAGCGCAACTACAGCACGCGTCACTTCTGTCATTGAAGAAGACGAAGGTGGCGTGCTAGTTGAGGTTCAAGGTTGAACGTATCATGGAAAGTTGATTCGAGAGCGATGGCGAAGATGGCCGAGCAGTCACCGACGCTAGCTTACAAGCATATCCGAGAGTTCTTGTTCTTGGCTTGGCACAAGCACCGTATGGCATGGCTCAAACTTCAAAAGCCTAAGTTCGGTCGCGGTGGCAAAGGTGTCAAAGTCTACAAGGTCGCACAGAACGGCAAGCGCACATACAAGACTGTTCACTACACTTTATCTAAGAAGCGTGAATCAACTAAGTCTGCTGTCCGTCGTGACTTTGCGAAGCTCGATCAAGCCGAGATACGTGCAGACAGTATGATCTTGAAGTTGTTAGAAGAAGGGGGAACTACCAAACCTAAAAGCGCACGATACTTGACGATACCGATGCGTCATAGGGCGCGAAACATTGAAGAGTTTCGTACGAAATACCCGAAACGTGCGAAGACTTTAGTTCGCAAGAAGCGTGGCAGTCAAGTTCGCATCTACGAGATCAAAGGCAAGCGCAAGAAGAAGGCCAGGATCGTGTTTATCCAAGTTCCAAGCGTGAAGAATCGAAAGACTCTAATGTTCTACAAGACTTGGAGGAGATTGAAGCGTGAGCGCAATCGAGATTGGCGGAACGCAGCAACCCGTATGCATGAAGATTTAAGGATGGTGCTCAATGGCAAGTCAGCGTGATGTTTTGCTAACGACGTTAGTCAGTCGAATTGATGCGATCTCTGGCATCAGTGCTTCGCTGCGTAGCGCATCACAGTCAGTCGGTAGTGCAGTCGTAGCTATTGTCTACCCCGACAGTGAAGACAAGCGGTTAGCGAACAACAAGACGTATGACTGCACGTTGCGCCTCGGCGTGCTGCTCATTGTTCGGCAAGAAGATGCTGATAGCGACTTAGATGCGAGCAACCCTTATCGCTACTTAGATCGCCAGTTAGTCAAGGTAGAGAAAGTCATTCACAACCCCGACTCGTGGGGCATTGACCCAGACTATACCGATGTCGAGATGACCGGGTTCGAAGTGGAAGACCCTTCTGATGATAACGAGTTCATGTGTCGCTTGTTCATCACTTTCCAGTATCGGCATGATTACCAGAACCCAGAAGCATGACCATACCTGGCGACAGTCTTCCAGCACCGAGCTTCGTTAGCACTCGCACTGATTACAATCGTGCAGTCAGCCCGATTGGTGGCATGGTGTTCACGCACCGTTCAGATAGTGCTGTCAACGCACAGCGTTACCAATTGAACTGGGCAGAAGCGTCACCAGAAGTCGTAGATGCTTGTTTGTTGCATTATGAAACGCATGGTCTCGCAACGTTCAAGTGGACAGCCCCTAAAGAAACGGTGCAGAAGACATGGAGATGGATGTCTGCACCGACTGTGACCTTTACCACCGCACGAAGTGCCAGCATCGTCGGTGAACTTGAACGTGTGCTGGCGTTCGTACCTTAGAAACAGAATCCAATGCCGATCACACGGAAGCAACAACTCTTAGCGAAACTCGAAACCACACCCGGAGGTGGAGCCACATTTAGCGCATCTGATGCGATTGAAGTGTTTGACCCTGCTCTGAGTGACACTGTTGATATGTTAGACCGTAGTCCGGCTTCTAGCACGTTGTCACGCGACTTCTCGCCAGTCGGTAGGAAGCAACGCGAAATCACATTCACTAGCGATGCTAAAGGTTCAGGAACGGCTGCAACAGAGCCACCATGGGGTGACCTGATCAAGTCGTGTGCATATCGCAAAGATGGTGCGACTAACGGCCCTCGTTTGTTGAAGATTGAACTAGGCAGTGTTTCGGGGTCGTTCCAGCTAGGTGAGAAGATCACGCAAGACTCAGCTGCAGACGTTGGCATCATCGTTGGTATCAAAAGCAGCGGGAACGCAGTGAAAGCAGCCAGCACTGCCGACACAGACTACTTGCTGGTCTTAGAGATATTGGGAACACTAGCGAGTTCGGCAGCGACTGTTGGTGCTAGTAGTGGTGCGACTGACTCTACGGGAACCGTCGCGACTACGACTGACCACCATACATACCTGCCGACGAGTAAGACGTTACTCAACTTGACGATCGGTGCTTGGAGTAGTGGTGCTAACCCTGCTGCTGGTGAAGTCTTTGATGTCAAGAATGGCTCGACGCTCGTCGGTGCTGTGCAACTTGTCGAAGAACGTTCAGCTACTGATGTGCTCGTCGCTGTGCTTTGGGGGTCAGTGGCAGACACTTACACGTTAGTCGAGGCTGGTGGTGAAACTTCAGTCATCGGTGCGGCACCAGTCGCAGAGTTCACGCCATCTATTGCGATGCGGCACAACCTAGATGGAAGGAATCGTTTGTTGCTTGGCTCGCGTGGATCGTTCACTTGTGCTGGTGAAGTCGGCCAACCATTGACTTGGACCTGGGCTATGACTGGTGATGTCGGAACTGATGCAGATGCGGTGCCGATTGCTACGACTGGCACATCAACAGTTCGTGCGCCTCGTCTACTCGGTGCGTTATGTGTCTATGGTGAAGGTGTGAACCTTCGTGATATCCAAACGAAGTCGATCAGTATTGATAGTGGCAACACGGTATCTGTCAATCTTGATGCGAACAGTGCTGGTGGTTCTACGGGAGCTAACGTCACAGACCGTGACATTAGCATGACGGTGCAAGTCGATAACACGTTGTCGACTATGGATTGGGAAAGTTTGCGTGATGCTGGAACGGCTGTTCGCGTCGGTTTCCTTCTTGGCACTACTGCTGGCAACATCATGAGTGTCGTTGCGCCGAATGTGCAAGTCAGTGAAGTCTCGATTGGAGATGCCGAAGGTGTTAGCGTTATGGATGTCACGTTGCGACCGCGTCGTGTTCTCGACGCTGGCGACGATGAGATCTATTTCTCTCAACTCTAGGAGCATCTATGGTAATTGCGCGTTCACTTTCCGAGTGTGTTGAATACATCGACACAGACACAACGTTCTACATTCGACCTTTGCGGCATCGAGTCATGCTCCGCATGCATCAACTGGATGAAGCAGAACAGGTAGAATTGTTGATCCGCGCAGGGTTGTCAGGTTGGAAGAACCTTCAACATGGCGGTGCATCTGTTGATGCTACACACGAGAAAGCGACCATCGGTGGTGTAGTAATTGACAATGCGTTGTCGTTAGAAAGTTTCGATGCACTGCCATTGCAAACGCTGACCAAACTCAGCCATGAAATCTTACGTGTGAATCAAGTCACTGAGGAACAAGCGGGAAACTAATGGTTGCCGTCGCCGTAGCGTTTGAAAACGACGGTGGTGGCTTTGAGCAGTCTTGTCATGTTTGCAAGACTAGCAGTGAGTTGCGGCACAAGTGGGGGTGTGAAGAACCGACAGTCGATCCTGTCTTCTTCATTTCCCCGTGCGTCTTGTGCCATGGAAAAGATGAGCAATGCAAGCGGTGCGAAGGGGACAACCGCGTGCCAATGTTTAGATGCCCTCGGCAGATCGCTACACCACATTTGACGGACATCGTTCAATTGGTGGTGTTGTGTGAAATGGGCGTTCTGCCAGACGTCGGGGGTTGGTCTGATCAAGCAACATCGTTTGTGCAAGCATATCCAATCGTGAGTAACGAGATTGCTAGGACACGCGCAAAAGCACAGGAGCAATCAATTCAACGTGCGAAACAACGCAAGAGGTCTTAGCTATGGCACAAACAGAAAAACGCGCATTAGGAATCGTTGCTAGCATTGAAGGCACGCTGAAGAAAGAACTCGGCGATGTTCGTAAAGAGATCGGCAAGACTACTAAAGCGATACAGAAGCAGAACAAAGACCTAGCCAAGTCATTTAAGAGTGTCAGTCGCGGTATCAAAGCATTGGTAGTCGGCTTCGTTGGGCTGCGTTCAGCACAAATATTGAGAAGCGTCACCGAAGTGACTGACCAAATTGGGAAGATGGCTGTCGCGTTGGGCCAGAATGTAGAAGAGGTCAGTGAGCTAGCATTCGCATTTGAATCAGCAGGCGGAAGCACTGATCAGTTCCGCAGCGTGATGACGAGTTTGTTGTCATCGCAACGCCAAGCAATAGCGGGAACGAAAACTGCAGTAGAAGCATTCGATGCATTCGGTATCAGCATCAATGACCTTCGTGATATGAAGCCGAGTGAGATACTAGAAGCACTAGCTGAAGGTATGGACGGCATCGCTGAAGGCACCGAGGCGACACTACAGTTGTCAGCGTTGTTCCCCGAGCAATATCGCAATGTATTGAACCTTGTGCGTGGAGGTGGGGACGAGTTCCGTGGTTCATTGCAAGCAGCACGGAAAGCAGGCGCAACTGTCACTAAAGAACAAGCAGAGCAAGCAGCGAAAGTCAACGATGCTTTCCAGCGCGTCGAGACGTCAGTGCAGTCAGTCCTTCGTACGATTGTCACGAAGTTCTCTCCGCAAGTCATCAAGGTGATGAACCGGATCAGCGAGCTTCTGGTAGAGAACAAAGGCTACTTTGTCGATGTCGCGAAAGTGATCAAAGACGTGGTTGTCACTTCTATTGATCTGTTGGCTACTGCGGTCATCGGGCTGATCGCTTTGATCGAGAAGATCCCTGGACTCGATCTGCAAGGAATAGATGCGTTGGTTGCGAAGCGCGGTGAGATCGAAGCAGAACTGCGAAAGCAATTCCGTATCAGTGACGCTACGCCGATGGAGGCGATGGGGCGAGAACAAGCAATCATGTTCGCTGGCGAAGCGGCGAAGCCAATGTTGGCGGCACTGGAAGCTCTAAACCGGGATATTGCTGCCGCGCAAGAAGCAACGTTGTCGGAACGGTTGCGAAGACTGAAGGACAGCTTCGCAGAGGAAGCCAAGGCAGTTACCGATGCGATCCGTGCAGGCGGCGAGAAGATTAACAAAGCCAAAGAAACCATTGCTTCTAACGGTCAGGTCTGGACAGACGTCAACAATACTTTTGTGCCTCCTACTGATGAGCAAACAGACAAGGCTTTGAACAACATCAAGAAGATCAAGAAGCAGAGTGAAGGTTTGTTCAACTTGAACTGGGATGCTGTCAAGGGTGGTTACAATGAAGGGTTGAAGGGCTTGGAGTTGCAGGTAAAGAACTTCTCTAACACTGTCGGCGGCATGTTGGCTAGTGGCGTCGAGACTACTATCAACAACCTAGCTAACGCGTTCGCGGGAATCATTGACGGAACGAAGTCTGCGAAAGAAGCATTCAAAGACTTTGGTCGCGCAACCTTGCAAGTCATCGGTCAAATCATAGCGAAGATGCTGGCATTGCAGGTCGCCAAGATGGTGATCGGCATGGACAAGGGTGGTGTTCTTCCGGGCGTTGAACACGGCAACTCTAGCCTTCCTGTCAAGTCATACGCTCAAGGTGGTGTTGCTACTTCACCACAACTAGCACTCTTCGGCGAAGGCAATCGAAATGAAGCATTCGTCCCGCTGCCGGACAATCGCAGTATCCCAGTCACATTCACTGGTGGTGGTTACAGTCAAGCACAGCAAGTCAACTTGAACGTCTATGCGTGGGATAGCAAAGATGCTGCTAGAGGTCTGATCGAGAACCGCGATGTGCTGCAAAGCATCTTCACACACCAAGCAGACCATCAAGTCAACATGCGCCAGACATTGCAGAGGGCGACACGATAATGGCAAACAACCGATTTGCATGGTCTGCACAGACGTTGCCGTTTACGACGTCAGGTGCCATGGGGTCAGGCTCGAATGATTCGTGGCAGATAGCTTCGTCGTTCGATATGAGCAAACTGACGCAAGGTTCATCGAAGCGTTTAGCCGTTTTGGTCAGTGGTTCTGTTGGCGACTTCAACAACTTTGGTGCGCCTCCTTCTACGGGTTTGCTAGAGGTGGCGTTGGGGTATAACAGTGGCCTGAAAGGTTTGACGCATCGGTTGACATTGCCACTCAACTCTTGCGTAGGTCTCTACCCGACAAGTGAACCTGGCGCATCTCATGGCTTTTCGTTCTTGATGGTGCAGCAAGCGTCACCGGCAATAACCGACCCTGACTTTACTGCAACCACTCCAACGAATAGCGGTAGCGATCTAGTCCTCTGGGCTAGAGCGATATGGAACGATGACCAGCCAAACTATGGCGTATCGTTTCAAGTGCGTGATGTGCAATGGTTGGTGCTTGACATGGACGTTCTCGAAGCCAAGGGATACGTGCGAGCTGTCGTAGCAACAGACGTCCAGCTAGAAAACAACTTCAATACCTACACGCTCGTCAATAGCGACAGCACAGCATTAGGTGCTGCCGGTCAAACTTGGATGCAGATGTCTAGCATCTATCAGCAGTATCGAGACATCCCTCCTGGCAACGTCAACACGCAATTGCGACCGTATTTCTCGACGGGCACCAACGATACAGCGGCTGGCAACGTAACCATCACGAATCACACGACTGAAGCCGAGCAAGGCATTGGGATCTACAGCACATCAGCATTGGCGAGTTCACGAGCAGCCAATCTTCGCATGTGCTCGTCGTCTATTGGCGTGCATGATGTGCTGACTGGCACGCATTACTCACAAGTCTTGGCGCAAGACCGTGGATTGCTTGCGTCAGCATTCGTAGACCGCACGTTGGTCAAGCGGTCGGTATTGTTGCAATTGCGAATTGATCTTCTTGAGCATTTCACTCGCAACACCACAGTCACATCATCTGTTTCTAATGTGGTATCCAGCAACAACACACCAAATGCCTACTACGGCATGACACTGAACAACAATCCCGGCACAGTCTTTGGCACGATCCCTATCATCATTGGTACTAGCGATGTGACTTCCAACGGTAGTTTCATCAGTCGCCAGATCCAGAACCGCTTACGCAGTTCGACAGGTGGGCTGCTCGCGGCACCGTTGGGTTACTACAAACTGTATCCCACCGAGAGGCACAGTCCTCACGTAGTCTACAGCACTAAGAATGTGCCCGGTATTGCCCACTCCTACGTTCTAGACCCTTTCGACAACGTTGGCAACGCTACACCAGGAGACGCATCACACCCGCAGTTCTTCATGTTCCACCCTATACTAGATGTCACAAATGTGCTGACACCACCGTGGAACGAGCAAGGCACAGTTCAATTGACGATTACCGCAGAAGGCCCATTAGTAGGAACGATGTCAGCGTTGCCAGTCTTGCCAGACATCGCGCAACCTATCAAGCTAGAAGGTGTGCAGCATGGTCAGGTACGTGGTGCGACAGGATATCAACGTTCTTGGCCGACTTGGATACGACCTCGTAGAGCATATGACTTGACATGGACTGCATTGAGCGCGACTGATGCATCGTCTGTAGAAACGTTCTTATCATTGAATGATTCATTCGCATACACACCACCGCATGGATCGGCTACACCAGTCGTGATCACGGGTGACGTCACAACGGTAATGCTGTCCGACGGACGCAAAACGCTTAGTGTTCCCGTCGTGCAGCTTTTGTGGACAGCGTAACATGCCCATCGTATTACCCAATTCGTTTGCTTCTCGTGAAGATGCCAACAGCAGTGAAGACTATGTATGGCTGGTTGAAGTCTTACTGAAGAAGAGTACGCGTGTCACTCCCACGTTGTTCACAGACAACATCGTGTTGCGCGTGTGTAGCGATGTAGAAGTCATCACTTGGCCTGTCAGTAACCCGACAGCGCAAACTTGGTCGCCTTTCAACTTCAACATCAGCCCGATCACAGGCAACAGCGAGGGCGACTTACCTTCTTTGCAATTGACGGTAGACAACACTGGCCGAGTCTTAATGCCTACGTTGCACGATGGTGATGCACTAGATGGCAACGCAGTCGTGATCTACTTGGTTCCACGGACTGCACTCGGCATTGCTTACCCATCGCATGAATATCAGAAATGGGAGTTTCAAATCGCTGGTGTGCAAGCAGACGATAATCAAGTCACCTTCAAGCTAGAGCGATCTAACTTCTTTTCAAAGATGTGCCCACAAGATCGCTTCGTAGCACGACGTTGTCGTTGGGCGTTCGGTTCAACGCAGTGTGGTTATGTCATCAACGCGACAGCGGCATACACGACTTGCGAAAAGACAGTCACTGCTTGCCGGGCTCGCGGTGCTGACCACTTAGCGCGTGGGTTGCCGGTATTGCACCCTGGTCGATACGGTGGTTTCCCAGGTATTCCAAAGCAACAATGACCCCTGAACAACAACGAAAGATCCGTGGCATGCGATACCGTATCGGCGGTCGCGGCCCGAACTCTATCGACTGTCTGGGAGTGGTGCTGCACGTGCTGCATCTTCGTGGGTGCGATGCATTAGATCCATGGAAGTGGTTGCTGCAAAGTTTCAAGGTCGGTCAAGTCGCTAGTGAAAGTGCTTTCGGTCCAGGTTGGCAACGTGTCTTCAACGAGCCGTTGTGCGACTTAGATGTGCTGCTGTATCACGAATCGCATAGTTGGGCAGCTATAGTTGACGAAGGCATTGTTTGGAGTGCTCATCCAGATGTCGGCGTGTGGTGCAAGCCTGTCCAGCGACTCGAAAAGCGTCCTCATGAAGTTTGGCAACGCAAGGTTCAGGAATGCTAACAGTACACGTTCGCAAAGGTTTGCTCGGTGAAGATGGCATAGCGACTAAAGAGTTGCCATGGCAAGCTGGAGTGACTGCACGCAGCATCGCCCTACATCTTCAAGATGCATTGCCTAGCTCAATCCCTATCGACGTAGCGGTCAATGGTGTTCTATTAGAAGAAGATTATGACGATCCGTTGCAAGACGGTGATGAAGTCATTTTGTGCCCTCATACTACAGCAGGAATTGAGTGGGCAGCATACCTAGCGTATGCGTTCGTCGTTGCGGTGGTCTCTGCTGGTGTCAACTTTGCGATTCAAGCACTGACACCGAAACCGAAAGCACCTGACGATAGTTTTGAGCGTGGTGACAATTCATCCGCTACTTATGCATGGGATGGCATCAAGACTAACTACGGTCAAGGGTGGACAGTTCCGGCAGTTTATGGTCGCCATGCAGTTGGCGGTCAAGTTATTGAAACCAACGTTCAAGGCATTGACTTCGGTGGGAATGCCAACACGAATGCGTGGCTCTCCAATCGGCTTCAAATACTGCTAGCTCTATCTGAAGGGCCGATCCACGCTGTCGGTGACTTAGAAGTCAGCGAAAATGATTTCTTAGGCAGTATCACCAACATCTACAACCCGACGAACCCTATCAGTCTGCCGAGCGACATATACATCAACGACACCTTGCTCGTCAATGATGGGCAACCGGAGCTGACTACATACCAGCCACAGTTCGGGGGCAACAATTGGCAGCCGGGAACGCCAGATATCAATGTCGCTGATGTCGTCTACTACTGGGACTACACAACGAACGCAGCCATCCCGACCACTGAACAGGTCGATGTCATCAGGGTTTTTGGAAACTCAGCGAACCCGGCAATCTTGATGTCAGCGAACTATCCAGCAGCCGTTGTGACTGCTCTGGCTGCTGGCAATGACGTTCGCATTCAGATCAACGGAAATGCTGCGAACCATCAACCACAACGGAAACTACTGAGCACGACAAGTGCCCTAGTCAATGAAGTCCGTGGCAGTGCTGGATGTCTGATGTACTTGCGAAGCGGCGAACTAGACCAGTCACCATTGCCACCAGGAGTGCCGAATGCTCAACAGTCTTACGCATGGGAAAACACGCAAAGCACTATCCGCGTTCAGCGTGAGCTAGTGACATTCGGCCAGACGGTTGAAATCAGTATCGCGAATGGAACTAACGTCATAGACAGTGTTCGGTTCATCGTCAGCTTTCCGGGAGGGTTGTTCAAGGTTGATCCGAACGGCAACACTTTGAGTTTCACGGTGCGATTCGTGATGAGATGGCGTTATGCAGGCGATGCTGTTTGGCAAGACTTAAACGGCGGTTCCTTAGCCTCCGCAACGGCAGCGAGTAGTCTACAGTTCAAGAAGCAGTTCGACGCATCATTCAACCAGGAAGTGACAGGCGACATTGAGCTACAAGTCGAACGAAGAAGTGGTTCGGGTGAAACTGGAACTTCTAGTCGTGCTGTCGTGCAAGATGTCGTTCTTAATTCGCCATATGAATTGAGCTATCCACGCGTCGCGACAATGGGTTTGATCCTGTCAGCGGGGGCGCGATTCAGTGGTGGGATGCCACAAATCCAGGCTCGAATAGACGGCATTAAAGTTCGTGTTTGGGATGAGACGAATGGTTGGTCGCCAAGATGTTGGGATGTGCCTGCATCCCCGTTTGATTGGCACACGTACGCACCCGGTAGGAACCCTGCTTGGATACTAGCCGACTTTATGCTGCAACCATGGGGGCTCGGCGATTACCTGACAGAAGATGATCTGGACCTTCCAAGTTTCGCTCGTTGGGCAGTCTGGTGTGACAGAGACCCGAATCCTAGTGACTTGTGGAATGAGGCCCAGTTGGTTTGTGACCTAGTCATTGACCAGCCGCGCCCAGCGTGGGAATGGGTTCAGACGATCTGTGCTGCTGGTCGTGCGACACCAGTCTATGTAGATGGCAAGATCAGCATCGTGTATCAGTACTCAGCAGCACACTCGCAAGGCAGCGTCAGCGTTCCAGCCAAAACATCAACGCAGTTGTTCACCAGTAACAACATACAAGACTGCTCTGTCAAATGGTTGTCGCGTGCTGACCGATCAACAGCTTTCGTCTATCAGTTCCTGAACGAAGATGAAAACTACAAACAAGACGTCCTGACAATTGAAGATGCAGAGGGCACGCTGAACGACCCGACCGAACTTCACAAAGACAAGTGGCGTCCAGAGCAGCAGCAAGCCTACGGAGTCACACGTGCTAGTCAGTTGTTCAGAGATGGTGTGTTTCGCCACAGAATCAATCGACTCGTAACGCGCCGCATAGATTTCAAGACTGGTCGTTGGGCACTGGCTGCACAGATTGGCGACTACATTGATGTTGAGACTGAAGTCATGCGACCGTTTGATTCTACTGTCCCGACCAGTGGTGTTGTTCTCGTTGGTGGGACTAGTGTGGCTGCAATTACTGTCGATCACCCTTCGTTGCCAGCAGTCGGGCAAATCAAGTATCGCAATGCAGATGGAAACCCTGAACTGTTGACATGGGCTAGCAGTTCGTCAACCACCATCGAAGGCACTGTATGCTCTGTGTTGACATTCGGTGGTGGTGATGTAGCGACAGTTTCACCAGGAGCAACTTGCGTATTCGGTTTACCTAGTAAGTTGGTAGAGCAATACGAAGTAGTCGCTATCACGTTGAACGAAGACTTGTCGCGTAATGTGACGGCATTGCAAGTCGTGCCTGCTGTCCATGATGATATTGATCCTGATACATACACAGACGGTGCCTCAACGGGAAGTGCTGTCAATGCACAAAGTAGCACTGTTCAAGAACCAAAGATCGACGCGAGCCAAGTACGCATCCACCGACAAACGAATGGAGACCAGCGTATCAGTTGGCCGGGTGTTTCATTACTCGGAGGGGTGACCAAACGCGTCTACACGCGTGCAAGTGAAAGCGAAGGGTGGTCGTTGCTAGGCTCGACAGAACAAGATTACTTAGACATCAAGTCGATAGCCCCATCATCAACCTTGGAAATTGCTGTCACTCAAGACTCGTTTGATGGTGAATCAAAGCAACCAGATAGTGGCAGTGTCGTTTCAATCGTTGGTGTTGACTTCTGCGACGTTATAGTTCCAGCAGTCGGTGGTGTCGAAGTCAGCAACCGCAGTGACTTGCAGTGGTCACCAGTCACGACCGACTTGGCAGAAGAATACGAAGTGCGTGAAGGTGAATCATGGGTTGGGGCTCGTGTCTTGTATCGCGGCACAGACCCACGAGTGACATGGGCGATCCCGCCATTAGCTGCCACCATGCATGTCTGCGTAGAGAATGAAGATGGTAGTCAAGGTCAACCGACTAAGGTAACTGTTCATGCAGCCGACGCTGCTTGGATACCAGATGGAAGCTCGACATTCATTGACACTAATGTCGTTCAAGATGCTACTGGAACGTTCACCAATACCGAAATCAAGAGCAGTAGCTATATCCAATTGATTGATGGCAAGTTCCAAGGCACATACACTTCACCAACTTTAGCACCAGGGTTCAAAGGAACGTATCTTTGGCGAGTGGAAATAGACGCACGTGAGTTGGATGGCGTCTTGGTAGAAGATGTGCTTGACCGCTTAGGTAGTGGTGAATTGAACTGGCGTTGTGTTGATGCTCGTGAAGCGTCGCGATACCAAATCGGCGTAGACTTCACGCGTGATGTCGATGATGCGACCGACAAAGTAGACTCATACAAAGATGAGAATGCTGCTGGGT